GTACGCGGGGATTCTTGTTGTTCACAGAGGAGATCGCGCCGGTAACCGCAACCATGGCGTATGTTCCCGTGTTGCTGGCGTTGCCTGCAGCGTCGCACCGAAAGAGCGCCACGGACTGCACGGACGGCGCGTCATATGCCACGACTTCGAAAGTGTTGGTCAGTATCGTGGTTCGGCCCCGGCTGTCAGTAATCGTCACACGGATCGTGTTCGTTCCAGCGGCGGTCAGCTCATTCGTCGAAAAGGAGTTGCTCGAATACGTCGCGCCGTTGACCGTGGTTGAAATGGACGATATCGAAGAACCATATACGCCGGCAGACGATATCGTGACGCTCGACTTGCTTTTGCGCTGTACAAAGCAGCTGAATTGCGCTGCCAACCCCGCCTCCGCTTCCGAGAATGAAAGCGAGCCGGTCGGTATGACGCTGGTCGGAATTACGGCGGATATGCTGACCTGCGTTGTTCCAAGAAGTACGCCATTGGAGTAGGTATCGCAATACAATGTTCCGGCGACGCTCGTCGCATTCGGCGCAGCGTTGGCTTCGTCCAGCGACGGCGTCCACGAAATACCTGTTGTCGAAGTCTGCGTCGCGATCGTCGTCTCGGCGCGCGAGCCGAACTTCGCCCGTAGGGTATGCAGAAACGCGCTCGACGCCGGAGTGAGCGAAATAGTCGCTGCGCTGCCGAGCGTGACGGCGGAGACGGTGGGCGTGGTAATACGCGGGATCGCCGGCAACGAGATGACCACGCTGCCGTTTGCCGATCCGATCGATGCGGAGTAGGTGCAGTTCGCCGTAAACGCCAGCGTGATCTGTTTTGTTCCATCCGAGTTGTGGGTAACCGTGCATTCGCCATATGCTTCGCTCTCTGTGCTCGCGTTGTCTGTCAGGATCATCAGGTATTGGTAGCCCAGTGCCGTATCATATGGTTCCTGATACTGCGTGATATATTCGTTGCGGTAAGGAATCCGCGAGATCGCGAACCCTCGGCCCGTGCGGTTATAGACCACATTTCCATCGACCGATACGCTCGTCGCGCCGCGCGCATTCGAATCGATGTTATTGCAATAGACATCGAACTGCGAGGTGTTGCCGGACGTCGCCAAAAACACATAGAACCGGATGGTTGACGTGTTATTGGTGACAGACTGAGAAACGATCTTATATTCCAGCCAACAGGAGACCTTGCTTGCTGCGGTTCCAGAAAGTGAACCGTTGACGATCGTATATCCGTCATGAATCGACTCATACGGCCAATTTGCCATATCCTTACCCCGCGATCTTTTTAAAGTTCAAATTGCCACTCTCGGGCACCCAGGCGAAACTGCCAATCCGCAGCGACGAAAGCACCTGTACATCGTTGACGTACAGCTTGCCGGAAGAAAAGTAGGCGATCGCGCTGTCGGTGGTCACGCTGTCCTCGCTGCCAGAGAAGAAATACAGCACATCGTTCTCCAGCTTGAGCTTGATCGCCGATGTGCTCTTTCCAATTACGATGCCGGATGAAATCAGCCGAATGAAACTGCGCACCGACTCAAACTGCTGCGACGTTTCTCCGTTCAGCGTCGAGATGCGACTTGCCGTCTCTGTAAAGTTCGCTTCGATCGTCCCCGCCATGATGGAGAATGAGGTCTGAACCGTATTCTGCAGCGCGACGAAATCTTGTGTTCGGACATAATCCTCCAGCGCAATCATAATGATCTGCTGCGCGGATTGTAGGATCGAGGTGTTCTGGGTGATCTGCTCCTGCACGATCTCTTTGATTTCACCATGCGTGGTATAATCTGCCTCGATCGTTTCGATGCGATTTTTCACAGAAGCGTTCTGCTGAATCTCCTCCCCGATCAGTGATGGGCGCGAATCCCCAAGAACGATGCCGGTGCTTGCTGGGTTGTTCAGCGGAATCGTCAACTCCGAAAGCACATACGTCTCTTCCGTACAGAGCGAGCCACAGGAGACGACCACCTTTTCTAGAAACCGGAACGATTCAACTTTAGCATCAGCATTGTGCAGGTCGACCGCCGAGAGCTTGATTGTCTGTTTGAACCGCGCACCGGACCCGCTCAGCCAGCCGCGACCTCGGTTCATGAGGATCGTCGCGTCGGAAACATCGTCCCATGTGGTCAGTCCAGATGGCGCAAAGATAACGCCGTAATCAGCCGAAAGTGCAGAATCGATGAGGAAATCATGTCCTTCGTTCACGCTTTCGATCGTCAACCGCGCGTCACTCTCCGATTCCGGTTCTATATCCTTCAGCGCTGCACCGAGCGGAACGCAGGCGGTGTATGTTTCGGACGCGCTCTTGCTCAAGGCGAGGTCAATCAGATTTTCACCGAATTCGATCCGCTGGGTCGAGGTATCCGGCACGTCGGTCAGATAGTCCAGAACCGGATTCTCGTTTTCGTCAAATCTGACGATTAGGTAGCCGCCGAGCTGATCAAGTAGACTGGTTTTCATAATCTGCCACGCGGACAGATATTCCTTTGTCGTAATGCTGACCAAGTCGGCTATATCGCAGTTCCCTATACTAAGCCGCTGATTCGCGCTCACCTGCGCGTTGTGCTGGGCAAGGATATACGCCCAGACATCGACCGCTGTACCATCCATGGTAAATGAGCGAAGGATACTGTCCAACAGGAACGCCAGAGCTCCCTCAACGATTACCCTTCGATTCTCGTAAAGGTCGCGCTCATCTTCGATTACACGCCCCACCCAGATCAGGGTATCGTCCCGATAGACCTTGATGCGGCTCTTGAGCTTTTCCAGTACCCCATAGTGCGGATACTCTTTCGGAATCGTGAACGTCAGCTCACCCGGCTCGTTCTTCTTCTGCGTCAGAGTTGGCTCAAAAACGAATAGTTCCGGCAAACGCGGATCATATAATATGAAGGAATCGCAGAGGATACGGTACATCAGAGCGCTCCTTTCCGGTAGGTGAACGTAATCGAACCCGTCCCTGTTATCCCAATCTCCGTTTCGCCCTCCATGAGCACCAGCGACGGAACGACATGCGCTCCCGCCGATAATGTTACGGCGTAATTAATCGCACTTATCGTAAACGTCAGCGTCATCTCCGCGGAAACCGTGATCGTCGGCACGACCGGCATGCGCGTGTTGGTCAACGTCACGGTTGCGCTGCCTGCAGGAAGAACGGTCATCGAAGTCTCAAAGTGCTCTAGCTTGTATGGTTTCGTGCGGCATTTCAGCGATAATTCGCAGTACCCCGCATGTCGTTCCAAATCCTCTAGCGCAACCCGCGCGTCGTAATAATAGGTCGGGTCGCGGTCGAAGATCATGTTCATACGCCGCCCGTGCACATCCGATGTAAAAGCGGAGATCAGCGCGTCAAAGGGCGCGCGCGCGTACAGCGTCAGCGGAATGATCCGATCGGCGTAACGTACCGTGCCGAATGCTTCCGACAGATCAAGCGCGCCGTCGCGACCGGGAATCTCCACGTAGTTCGTCTGCGGTTCCGGCATGGGGATAGCGTAGGGCGCGACGATCAAACCGTAGTCCGCATGCGCCCATTTGGTTCCGAATCGGATATCACTCACACCAGCCGCTCCTTTCGTCTGCGAATCGCGCCCAGCGCGTCGTCCATGGCGGGTGCAAGCCAGCCGATCGTCGCCCCAGTGTCCGCGACCAGCTGCATCCCCGCGAGCTGCGGCAGGTAGCGCCGCACATCGGAGATCAAGACATCCAGTTTTTGCGATAACAGATCGCTTGTCCCGCCGATGCCAATGCTATTCGGTAGATTCGTCAGCACATCGATCGCGCCGACATCCACACTGGTCGGGATCGCGCTCTGGATCTGTTTGTTTACATCCTCCATGGCATCGGTAAAGCCAACACCCACACCCTGGCCCATGTTCTCGCCTATCCCAGCAAATACCTTGGACGGCGATGCGATACCGAGCGCTTTCTTCGCGCTCTTGACGATACCGGAGAAAAAGTCTTTTACCTTCGAGGCGAGCCACGAAGCCATGCTCTTGATGCCTTCCCACAACCCACTGACGATATTCTTACCGATCTCGATCATGGATGACACCGACTGGCCCAGCCCGTTCAGAATCGCGGAAATGATCTGCGGTAGTGCGGCGATCAGTTGTGGGAGAGCTTTAATGAGGCCCATCGCGAGCTGAACCGTCAACTCAATGCCCATGGTCATGATCATGGGCAAATTCTGGGTGATGAAATTAATGATCCCCGTGATAAGCTTCGGCAACGCTTCGATCAGCTTTGGCAACGCGCGGATGATACCCTCCGCTAAACCCTTCACGATCGAAAACGCTGCGGCGATGAGCTTATCCATGTTATTCAGCAAGGTTTCACAGATCAGCATTACCGCCTCTATAATCGCCGGAATCAGCGTCGGCAACGCTTCTCCAATGCCCTGCACGAGCGACGCAATCATCTGAATCGCGGCTTCGACCAACGCAGGCAGCATGTCGACGATCCCCTGCGCGAGTGTGGTGATCAGTTGCACCGCACCGTCCGTGAATTGCGGAAGTGCCGTGATCACACCCTGCAGCAGCGTCATGACGATGCCCGACGCTGATGAAATCAGCACAGGCAGGTTTGCTGCCAGCGCGCCACCGATCGCGCTCACGATGCTCATGCCCACCTGCACGAATTGCGGCAGGCTGCCGAGAATCAGGTTTGCAATCCCGCCGACTGTTTCGCCGAGCACAACGGTAATCTTGTCGAAATCGCCGCCCGCCTCCGCAAGTCCCGAGGTGAAGTCGCCAAGCAGGGAAACGCCATCGTCCGCAAGCGTCTGAAGCTGCGGTAGCAGAACCGTGCCCATGACCCGTTGCGCCGCTTCAGATCCCTGCTTAAGTCGCTGCACGGAATCATCGAACGCACCAAATTTCTCGATCGTTTCCTCGCTCAGCACAGCGCCCATGCGCTTGGCTTCGTCGGTCAACGCCGCGATTCCCTCGCTACCCTGAGCGATGAGAGGGTTCAGATCTTGCGCACTCTTGCCAAAGAGCTGCATGGCCAACGCATCGCGTTCCGTTTCGTTCGCCACCTGGCCGAGAGCGTCGATGGCATCCCAATAAACATCCTCGCTGTCACGGAGCGATCCATCCGCATTGGTCACCGATACGCCAAGGCGATCGTATGCCTTGGCGAACTGCTCACTGCCGCCAGCAGCGCTGGACATGGATTTCACGTTTTTCGCCATGGAGCCGGTAAGTGTATCCAGTGATACATCCACAAGGTCGGCGGCGTAGGAATACGCCTGTAATTTTTCCACGCTCATGCCGGTGATGGAGCTTTGCGTGAGCATTTCGTCCGCATATGCCGCAGTGTTGACGGTCATATCGATCAGCGCTTTGCCTGCCGCCACCGCCGCTGTACCGATTGCCACCATGGCAGCGCCGAGCGCGACGCCGATGCCCTTCACAACCGAACCGAGCTTGTCAAATCGCCCACCCGCATCGTCGGCTTGATTGGCAGATTGCTTGATCTCGTTGCCGAATTCTTCCGCTTGCTTCCCTGCAGAATCAAGACCGTTAGCGGAACCTTCAAGCGCTGTTTCATTCGCACCAAGTTCGCGTTCCATACCGTTGAGCGCAGCGTTGGCGTTATTGAGCTGAATCTGCCAGGCCTGGGTGCGCTTATCGTTCTCGCCAAAAGAAGAAGCCGCGTTCTGCAACGCGGCCTCGAGGGTTTCGACCTTATCTCTTTGAGCGTCGATCTCTTTTCGCAGGACTTGGTTCCGAGCAGTCAGAGCGCCGGCCGATTTGTCCTGTTTATCGAACTGGGAGGTAACGAGGTTCATCTCGCTCCCGAGCACCTTGAATGACTGGTTGATCTCGGAGAGCGATTTCTTGAAGGACTGTTCTCCTTCAATTCCGATTTTGAGTCCGAAGTCGGACGGCATTTTGTCACATCCTTAATTGACAGATTTTAAAACACCTTCAGATCACCCCGAGTGTACAAACAAAATAACTTCGTATACAATTGAAAAGAAAACTCCTAATTTATGAGGTGAAACGCTATGTCAAAAATTCCGGTTTGGCAAATGGTAAAAGAAGCAGTAACCGAATCAGGCGGTACTTCCATAACGACCGCAGAAATAAAGAAATACATTTTTGATCATTATGGAAGTGTTAACGGAGGAACGATTAATGCTCAGATTATTGTCTGTTGTGTTAATCGTCAGAGCCGTATAAATTTCCCCGAAAATCATAAGCCTCGAGTTGCTACTAGCCAGTATGACTTCCTATTTTATCTCGATAGAGGGTTGGTGACTCTTTATGATCCAGATCAACACAGTAGATGGGAAATTGCTGATTACAGTGGGAAACTGATCGTTCAAAAATTGAACGAAAACAGTGAATTTTCTAATGCTTCCACATCATATAAAAGTGATGCACCGGCATTAGTTCGGAAGAAAGTAGCGAAGTTTAATATTGAAAGCCCAACTCCCGCAGCTATTAAACGCTATCTCGATCAGTGGAAAACGTTGGATAACTATCACGCTCAAGAAAATGCATTGAATAAGCTTTTCTGGGATAGTTGCCCATTGAACAGCAACCTTGACGACGTGCTACTTAAGGTTGCAACGCTGAATTCATTTTATAGCACTAACATTTATAACGTATTTGCGATGGCTCGCCATATAGTTTCTCTTGAAATCGACGTACGCCTAGAAAGAGGCGATGAATCACTTGTGATGGATATTGCCTCAGGTCATGGCATCAAAAATGTAAGGAGTGGCAAGGAGATTCAGTTTTACTCGTTCGCTACAAAGTACTGCAGTCATCATCGCCCCCAGATATACCCCATATATGATAGTTACGTTGAGGATTTATTGATCCATCTCCGGGACTCCGACCAATTTTCGAGTTTTCATAGGAATGACCTGCGCGATATCTTCGTTTTCAAGGAAACGCTTATCAAGCTACAGAAGTTTTATTCTCTTGAATCGTTCAGTTTGAAGGAAATTGATCAGTATTTATGGCAATACGGGAAAGAAAAATTCCCCAGAGTGTACAAATGAACAAGTCGTGGGTGAAGATTAAATCCCTTCCAGTACTAAATCGTCGATAGAAAAAACTTGCTTTTGCTTTTCAATGCCGACAAATTGCTTGTGACAAGCCCAAAGATCCAGCAACTGACCGATCGGGGTGAGCCAAAACTCCTCAGCACCCATTTTCAATTGCACTATCCCATAATAAAAAAGTCGGGTAAAGACTTCTTCATCCTTTACCCGACTTACACGTTTTTTGAGGGTTCCTCCTCGCTTTCGACATGACGCGCCGTGCCCCTGACCATCGCTTCCATGATCGCGGCTTTGTAGCCGGAAAGATCAATAGGTGTAGTGAGCAGCTCGACCGCTTCTTCCGTCAGAAGATCGCGCTTATCGCTCGGATCAAGCAGGTTGTGTACAAGTATGCTCTGGTTGGCGAGCAGCGTAATCAGCCACACCACCTCGTCCAGCGCCATTTCAAAGTTCTCCGCTTTCATGAGCTTGTCGCCAAGATGCTCCAGACCGCCATAGCGCTTGGCTATTTCCTTCGTTGCGCGGGTGGTCAGGAGCATTTCATACTCGCGATTGCCAATTTGGATCAAGGCTCCTCTGTCGTTTTCCATGTGATTAACCCTCCACTGCAAACGTCGGCTCGTAGACCTGTGTGTACCAACCTGAGATCGTCGCCGCCGGTACGCTCGTATCGTCCTCGTTGACCTCCGCTTTCCATGGATGCTTGCCCTGACCATCCAGCTTATTGCGCCGGATGATCGTACCCTCGATCGACGGGGTTGAAAACGTGATGTTGTCACCCTTGGTCTGCAGGTTCGTCGCCGGGATGCCGAACACAACCCGGTAGAGCCAGAAGTATCGAAACCTGCCGTTGCTCTTCTTTGCGCGGAAACCGATCGCGACCGGCTGACCGCCATTCTCGCTCTGCGATACCAGAACTTTGTTATCGTCGATCTGTGAGCCGGTGAGATCGCTCGCGACCGCCGCGCCGATGTTATCGATTCCCAGCGTCAGCGTACCGCTCTTGAACTCTTTGACCACCTCGGCGGCACCATCGTCGGCGTAGAGCGTCGCTTCGTTGATATCGATCTTAAGCTCCGCAGACATCGCCTTGGCGAGCGAAACAGGCGCTGCATAGGTTTCGTCGCCGTTTGTTCCTTCGGTGATTTTCGCGTAATACAGTTTATCCAATCCGATGGTTGCCATCTAATCATCCTCCATATATTCCTTCGCCACGTCGATGGCAAAGTGGTGATAGCCCGTGTCCTCTTCCAGCTCGATATACCGCCGTTCCGTCACCAGAAACCCTGCCGATAGGAGCATGCGCACGAGTAGGTTTTTTTTCACAACGTAATTCCCCATCGAAAAGAGCGACAGCCGCACTTCTTCGATGTTCATGCCGGGTGCATTATCCGCAAATAGCTCGAAATGCTCCGAGATCGGTGTAATCACGACATACGCATCCGGTGCAGCCTTGGAGAAAACGCCGGTTTCCACAGGAAGGCCGGCGCTCGTGACAATCGTATTCAGTTCTTCTAACATACTCACGGGATATCCAGTTCCTCCTTCAACATCTCCTGCATCGCCTCGACGCACGGTTTCCGACTCGATAATTTCGTCTGCTTCAGAAACGGCTTCGGCGGTTGACCGTGCTTTCCGTATTCAAGCATGTTGGCGAGCATGGCGTTGCTGACGCTACCGCGCCCTTCTGAGAATCCGATTTTGACATCGAGGTTTCCTTCGCGATCCAGCTTTGCGGGCGATACACCGAGCGACGCTGCAAGATTGCCGGTCGAACGCGATTTCACCTTCGTTCCGCGCCCGATCGCCGCGCGCAGGTTCGACTTCATCTTGTCCAGCACAATCTTCCCGCCCGCCGCGAGTGCTTTGGGAATCGCCGCATCGAGCGCGTTTCCCATGCCAGCGAGTTGGTCGAGGAATTTGTCAGGCATCTGAATCTTCAGCTTACCCATCTGCCGTCACCTTTTTTACCAATACCTCGATGTACATACCTCTGCCCTTCACATCCTCGACGGATGTGATTTCGAAACGATCATCACCGCAGAGGATCACGTGCGCGGTGCTTACTGTCAACCGGGGGCTCACACGGAAACGGAATAAGTCCGTTGCCTCGGAAAAGGCAGCACGGTTGACCCATTTCTGAGAACCGTGCCGCCCTTCGCGATAGGCGTGAATGGATGCGAGGGTGTTGTCCGTCTTGGTCGCAAACCCCTCTGCGTCCTTCATCACCATTTCCTCGGCGATGGAAATACGCACGCTCATTTTCCCGAAACTCATGTTAAATCTTCCAATCGCGATCTAGGCGGAGCAGCGTGTTCACCGTGTCCCATACTTGCTGCCCCGCCTGTACATTGTCCGCAAAGAACCCACCCGTGCTGCCGTCCCGGCTTTCGTAGAAGTGGGAGGCGAGCATGATCACGGCCTGCTCGGTCGTCGGCGGCATAGTAGCCGCTTCGTAAGTCCCGGCAGTCAGATGCTGGTAGCTCTCGGCGTAGGAAACTGCTGCAGCGATATATTGCTGCAGCAGTTCATCGTCAGCATCGTGTTCAAGGATCAGGTTCGCCTTGACCTTATCCAGTATCGTATTCATCTTCAGGACGAACCCACTTCATCCGCTGCCATGACTCCAGCGTCCTTCAGCTTCAGCAGAAGGGCGTTGAAATCGCTCTTGAGATCGGCGATGGTCGTTGCGGCGCTTGATGCCTGATTCGTCGCCTGATAGACGCTGCCAGCCTGATCCGTCGAGGCGATCCCCGATTGCAGACCGGTGACGATGGCGGTATCCAGAACCTCCAGAGTACCGCCAATCACCAGCTTATCCCCGCCATCGGTCGTGTAGTTCTTACAGTTACGGGTGACGTCACCCGCAGGGGTTTCAATGATCTCCATACATACCCCCCTTACGCCTTCTGCTGCAGGACCTTGATCGCTTCGGGCAGAATCAGCTTGCCGTCAAGCCGCTGCGACGCGAGGAAACCGATCTGACCAGTCGTGGCGTACAGCTCGTTCAGGCGTTTGAACGTGCGACCCTGACGGTCGGCGACCCAGTAGTAGGAGAAGTCGCCAAACGCGATGGACTTGTTCCCCGCCGCGACGGACGGCATGAACTCACTGGTCACAATGCGGTGTCCCAGAATCGTATCCGGCGCGTTTTCCGTGATGCCCGGACGCCAGAGATACTGACCGTCGCCATCCTTGAGTTTGCGTAGGAGCTTCACGGTGGTGTCATTGAGCACGAACACAGCGCTCTTGCGGTATGGCGCACGGAGCGAGTACACTAGATCGATCAGCTCATCGCCTGTGATTGCCGACGCACCCGCCGTGGTGACGCCGACTTCCGCGCCGCCGGTCGTGTGGAGAATACCAATGGGTTTGCTCACGCCGTTGCCGGTGAGGAACGCGTCCTCTTCCTTGTCGCCGATACGTTTACCGAACTGATCGGAAACATACCCTTCGATGTCGAAGACGCTATCCGATAGCAGTTCCTCGGAGACCTTGATCATGGTCGCGAGCTTATACGCGCCGAGCACGACCTGCGAGAAAGTATCGTCCGAGAGCGGATAGGTACCCTCTTCGTCGACCCAATCAGCGGTACCCTTCGACGCGACAACCGGGATCTTGCGATCGCCGTAGCTGGTCTGGATCACGTGACAGAGCGGACGCAGCACATTCGCAACCGTCAGCTTCTGCACTAGTGTCTTTTCGAACTCATCCGGTACGAGATAGCCGCCCTCGCTGTCGGTGCCTTCGACCAGGGAGTTGAGAATCTCCGGTCTCGGATTCTTCGAGCGAATCGCGTTCCAGAACGCCTTTTTGTATGCGTCGGACGCACGGCCGGTTTTCTGTTCCGCCGTGGGCTGAGCGGGTTTGCTCGTCAGCGGGTCGGCGGTGGGCTTGTTAAGTTCAGCGTCCAATGTCGCCTGCCGCTCCAAGCGATCGATCTCTTTGCCAAGGTTGACGACGTCGGTTTCCATCTTTTCGTATGTCGCTACATCCTCGGCGGCGAGAAGGCCGTCCGTTCCACGTTTGGTGTCGAGAAACGCTTTTGCTGCATCCCACGCTTTGGCGCGCTTTTCGCGAAGTTCCTGAATCTGTTTCATGTGTTTTTCTCCTTATTTCTTCAAAAGATTGAGCCGCTGTAATAGCGGCTCTGCGGGAAATTTCGGTTCGGTTTTCGGGAGCTTGCTCAAGAGCGAGTTCGTCACCGCCCGGCGGCTGAACTGGTAGCTGTTGATTGCAATGCCATCCTGCACATTCGTTTCGCGCGTCAGGATACCGTCCGCGAATCCGAGCTCGATCGCTTTTTGCGCGTTCATCCACGTTTCCGCATCCATAAGGTGCGCGAGCTTGGCGCGCGACATGCCCGTTTTCAGCTCATACGCCGTGATGATGCTTTCTTTCACCTCGTCCAGCATGGCGATCGCCTTTTGCATTTCCTCCGTGTCGCCGATGGCCACCGTCAGCGGGTTGTGAATCATGAGTAAGCTCGTCGGCGCCATGAGCACTTCGGTGCCTGCCATGGCGATGACCGAAGCGGCGCTTGCCGCGATGCCGTCAATTTTAACGGTGACCCGGCCTTTGTACTCCATGAGCATGGTGTAGATCTGGCTCGCGGCAACGCAATCACCGCCGGGGCTGTTGACATAGATCACGACATCGCCCGTGCCTGCGTTCAACTGTTCCCTGAAAAGTTTCGGAGTAACATCGTCGTCAAACCAGCTCTCTTCAGCAATTACGCCGTCGATGGTTAAGATGCGGATGCCATCTTCATTTCGTACCCAGTTCCAAAAGGCTCTTTTCAAGCGGAATCCTCCTTTGTAGTTGTAATTCTGTTTGCAAACAAACCTGCATCTGAAAGTTTTGTCATCGCGCCATTGATCAAATACAAATCCCCACCGAGCTCCGGTGTGATACGATCAAGATTCTCCAGCTCGCGGATATCGTTTGTGCTCATCCAACCGTTCTGACGCGCAGTAGCATATCCGCTCATACGGGAGGCGTAATCGCCGCGGAGAAGTCCGTCCACATTGAACCGGATGAAATACGTGGGTTTCTCGCTTTCGCTGAACAGTGCCCGGCACATGCTCTGTTCCCAGCGCACGACCCATGGGTCGAGGGTGTACTTCACATATTCAAGCGACTGCTGCTCGATATTGCTGAACGACGATTTCTCCAAGTCCGCCAGCATGTGCGGCGGCACGCGAAAGATACGCGCGATCTCATTGATCTGGAACTTACGTGTCTCCAGAAACTGTGCCTGCTCCGGCGCGATCCCGATCGCCGTATACTTCATACCCTCTTCGAGAACCGCGATCTTGTGCGAATTCGCGCTGCCCTGATACGCCGCGTTCCAGCTTTCCTTGACGCGTATCGGGTCCTTGATCGTGCCGGGATGCTCGAGCACACCGGCCGGCGCCGCGCCATTGGCAAAGAACTTTGCGCCGTACTCTTCGGTGGCAATTGCCAATCCGATGGCGTTCTTCGCCATAGCGATCGGACTGTAGCCGATCAGGCCGTCGAACCCTAGTCCGGGGATATGGAGCACGTCCGTCGGCGCTAGGTAAACTCTGCTATCCGAACCGAGTGTATTGGGATCTTCCGACCCGCGCTGATATAAATAAAAAAGTCGGCCGTTCTGATCACGGTCGACTGTCATTTTGTTCGGCATGAGCGGATAGAGTGCGACTACTTCGCCTCTGGCGTTTCGGATGATTTGCGCGTAGGCGTTACCCCACAAGAGCAGGTGGCTCATGAGCGTTTCCCGAAATGCGAAGCTCGTCATCTCGGGGTTTGGCTCATCGTGCAGCAGCCGGTAGAGCGGGTGCTTAAACGCCTTTTCTTTGCCACCGCTGTCATTGTATCGGTAGACATTTAGCGGAAGGCCAGCTACAGTCTCGGACAGGATTCTAACGCAGGAGTATACCGCCGTCATCTGCATAGCGGTCGTTTCGTTGACCGGTTTCCCGCTCGATGTGCCACCGAAGAAGAAACTGTAGCGGCTGCCGTTGAGAGAGTCTTTCGGTTTGTCGCGGGAACGAAAAATTCCTTGCAATAATCCCATAGGCATGAATCTCCTTAAAAAATGGGCATAAGAAAAGCGCCTATCGTTTGATAGACGCTTTGATTGGTGATTAAAGACTATTTGACTATCTGATATTTGGTTTTCAGTCCATTGTACCAGCTGTAATCAATTAACCTTTCTTTTTGAAGTCTTCCAACTACGATTCCTGGCGCGACATCAATTCGATCGGCAAAGCTGCAAATCGTATCCTCATTGATAACGCCCTTAATGAATTCGTCATAGTCATCACAGGGAATAAGTTTGTCTCTTGCGTAAGCGTCTGCTTCTTCCTCTTGCTTCTTGGTTCTTTCAGAGATGCCGATATGTCCAAGAAGCACATGAGCGAGTTCATGCATCAAGCTGAACCAGAACTTATCAGCATCTTTGCCTCGAACTGTTAAACCGACTACAATCCGGTTGCCGTCGTAGAATGATGCGCCGTGAAGGAAGGAACCTCCAATATGATCAAGAAAAACCATTGCAACACCGCAACTTGCCATAAGCTCGAACAATTCGGTGCAAAACTCCTCTGGATTTTTTCGCGTCATTGCCCGTATCTGGGGAATTTTGCGCTCAAGCTCGTATAGATTTATTTGTTTTGTGGTGATTGATCGAGCATCAATTCGCGCTTTTTGTGTCCATGCTACCAAGGTGTAGTCATCCTTTGCGGTTGCCGACAGCTGCCGATATACGGCACACGGTGAATGGCTGGTAATTAGGTCAAGCCGAGCAACTTCGAAAAATCTTCTTAGATATCCCACTTTCTCGGTGAGAATTCGTGTTTGAGGAACCCATTCTTTTGCTGCCATTTTCGCATACGGTATTTGCTGAACAATCGCTTTATCTTCTTCCATTTCATATTCAGCAGCGACTCGAGCGAGTTTTTCCCTATAAATCGCTTCAAGGTTGCACCAGAATCTAGCGGGTATGCCCAGTACGGATTCCAGTTTTAAAGCGACATCGGAAGTAAGCTCGGTTCTGCCATTAACCAAATTACTCATATGCTTTTCCGACATTCCCATGCGTTGCGAAAACTCTTTCTGCGTTATCCCACGCAGATCAAGTTGTTCCTTAATCGTAGCCCCAGGCGGGGTAGCTATAGTCTTCACAATATTAGTCACTTTTTCTCCTCCCTTCGCCTGCGCAGTTAGTGATAATCCTCAATGCTGATGACTTCTGTCGCACTGAGGTCATCTGTAATGCTTATGATTATCAAACGGTGTGGTTGCGCCAATGACATTGCAAATTGCCCTTTCCTATCCCCGGTTAATGGATGGCAATCACCAATTCTGCATTGAACTAATTCCTCAATTGATTCGGCTGCTGTAATTTGGTCGATGCGCATTTGAAGTTTTGCTGCTATATCTCTTCCGTATGTCTTCTGCGCTTGAGAAGCATCCGTACATTGTTTCTCAAGTTTATTCGTCCGATAATATACGCGCAACCCACCACCTCGTTCACCTTTAAGGTTAATTTATACTAACATAGACCAGATGTCCTGTCAATAAATAATTAACCTCTAAGGTTAATTCATTTCCAGCCATTATCTCCTTTGCACGACTAGAGTATGAATAGACCCCGGCCGTCATAAACGCTGGTGCTCTCTCCGCTGCCATTCCGCAACGCCCGATCCAGCGCCATGATCGTTGCCACCGCACCGTCGATTTTTTCGGTGCTTTTTTCTTTGTCCGGCTTGATGTTCCCGGCTGGGTCGGTGCGGATGTAGATGTTATCCATCATCCAGCGCAAGGCTGGTTGCCCGTTGTGCGCGATCCACTGCTCCAGCGTCAGCTTCATAAGCTCCTTCGTCGGCGGGGACATGTCCTTGAAACCCTGGCCGAACGGAACGACCCTAAACCCCATGCCCTCGAGGTTCTGCACCATTTGTACCGCGCCCCATCGGTCAAACGCGATCTCGCGGATGTTATATTTCTTTCCGAGCTGTTCAATGAACGTTTCGATAAAGCCGTAATGTACCACGTTCCCCTCGGTCGTCAGCAGGAAACCCTGCTTCTGCCAAAGGTCGTAGTTCACATGATCGCGTCGTACGCGCAGGTCGATGTTGTACTCTGGGATCCAGAAGAACGGCAGAATAAAATATTTATCATCCTCGTCCAGCGGCGGGAACACCAGCACAAATGCGGTAATATCGGTACTGGATGAAAGGTCGAGACCGCCGTAGCAGGCCCGGCCTTTCAGCATCTCCGAGTCAACCGGGAACGCGCATTTATCCCACACGTCCATCGGCATCCAGCGGATCGCTTGTTTGACCCACTGGTTCAATCGGAGTTGACGAAAAGCATTCTCTTCAGCAGGGTTCTGCTGTGCGCTATCACAAGCGGCTTTGACCTTATCGATCCCCACCGTGATCCCGAGCGACGGATTCGCTTTCTTCCATACCTTGGGATCCGTCCAGGAATCGTTTTCTTCGGTGCCATAGATCACAGGATAGAATGTCGGGTCCGTCTTTCTACCGTCGAGGATGTCTTTCGCTTTCGAATGCACTTCCCAGCATATGGAGTTCGTATTGTCTCCCGCCGTTGTGATCAGAAAGTACAGCGGTTGCATACGCGCATCGCCGCTGCCTTTGGTCATAACGTCAAAAAGACGGCGATTCGGTTGTGTGTGCAATTCATCGAAGATTACGCCGTGCGTATTAAAACCGTGCTTGTTGGCAACGTCCGCGCTCAGCACCTGATAGTAGCTCCCGGTCGGTAAATATACGATGCGCTTCTGCGACGCGAGGATCTTTACCCGCTTTGCCAACGCTGGGCACATGGTCACCATGTCCTTGGCGACCTCGAATACGATAGATGCCTGCTGGCGGTCTGCGGCGCAGCCATACACCTCGGCGCGCTCTTCGTTGTCGCCACAGGTTAGCAGTAGCGCGATCGCGGCCGCGAGCTCTGATTTTCCATTCTTCTTTGGTATTTCGATATACGCTGTGTTAAATTGACGGTAGCCACTGGGTTTCAGTGTTCCAAACACATCACGGATGATCTGCTCCTGCCAGTCGATCAACAAAAATGGCTTGCCCGCCCAAGTGCCCTTCGTATGAGAAAGGCATTCGATAAAAGCCACCGCTTGATCGGCTGCCTGCTTGTCGTAAATAGAATTCTTCGCCTTGAATGGAGTCGGCGTGTATTTCTTTAATTTTCGTAGCATCACCGCCTCCTCCTCATGAAATCAAAACGGAGGCCCGCGTGAGCCTCCGTGTCCGGCTTGGTTTGGTTATCGTGCGCCGTTGGAGCAAACGCCCCATCCGTCTCTTGAACCGCTCAGTGGCAGCGACGTTGCGCGACGCGGCGTTGCGGCGATTTATGCGCTCGAAGCGCCCTGATCGCCATCCTGTACGGCCGCTTTCAGAATGTCTGCGTCGAATCCCGCCTCTCTGTACCCTTCAAGAAGAGTGCTGTAATAGAAAGCGCTGGGCTTGTTCTGTGATTTGCCGCTAATTAAAATGTATATCAGCGCATCTACCAGTGTACCGTCGCGGCGTACTTTGATCGCAGCTTTTCGGTACAGCTCCGGCACACCGATCCAACGATCGAGTGCGGCTTCGTCCTGCATGGTTATCTCCCACAGAAGCGCGGGTATGCTGCCGCTCTTCGCTTTCTCGATCGTCGCCACTGCGCCGGCTTTGCTACCGCGAAAAGAAAGTCTGTAATTCTTCAACTCCGCAAAACTGATCAGCTTCGCGGTCGGGCAATGCTTCGCCATTTCGTTGCGGTTCACACCAACACCATATGCAGCAAAAAATCGGCTACTCAAGTTCGTTCTCCTCAATCTTCATACACTGGTCCTCACCAAAAAGCACTGCGAGGTTGCTGCCTCTATCCCAGTTCACGTGTATGCTGCCGATATCATCCACACAAATCACTGTTCCACAGTCGCCTTGACGAAGGTTAGTGTAAGGATCACTCATGCGAATCAGCATCACCCGAGTGCCGGATGTGTAATACTCTTTGAGCTGTTTCAGCATCTCCGGATGAATCGTTGTCATTCTTCGTCACCCGCTTCCTGCGTGGTGCGAAACGCCGCGTTGCCAGAAAGGTTTTTCAGCAGGATCTTTCGTGCTTCCTTGTACTCCGAGCCGATAAATCCGAGTCGCAGCAGGAAGCAGCGGAAGGCGTACTTCTCGTTTTCGACTTCCTGTTCCGTCGCGCTGACGCGCTTTTGTGTGCGCGACAGTTCGCAAAGCCCCTGTACCAGTTGGTAGTAGGCGGCGATCTCAGCCTGATCGTCGGTCGGTCGGAACCACCCGAACTCGATCCTGTCAGAGTGTTCTGTGATCGGTAGGCAGTCCGTACCGAGCGCCTTTTTGAGCAGTGTTTCCTTGCTCGCGACCAGCCGCCGCAGGTTCTCCATGGCGGTCGGCGTCATGCCATCCTTCGGCAACTCGACTGCGAGGTGGTCGGGATCGACAGTGCGAGGTGTTTCTTTTTTCGGTTGATCCACCTCGACCGCTTTGAGTTCAGCGGGCTTTGCCGCTTCGCCGACCCGTTCGCCGATGAAGCCGTCGTGTGCCAGTTCACGGATCAGCATTTCGATCTGTCCTTCGTCTGCGCTATCTGGGCAAGTGACCGTGCCATTCTTGTCGACCGTGTAAGCCCCTACCTGAAACGCGAAGCTCGGCGCGCCGAGGTATCGCGTTGTGTCCTGCAGCACATCGCGCATGACCGCGACCAATGCCTTCCGTCTGTCCCCTGTAACGTTGTACTTGATCTGCATTGTGAATACCTTCCTTTCGATTTGGTAGTCACATACATTGATCAAACAGGTGTGAATATCAAGCTATTTCGTCCAGATATACGGCGGATTCCGACAGAATTCCAAATAAAACAAACACAACGCATGGCAGCGCAACGCCGTTGCCCCAGAGCTTATACTCGGCGGCGTCGGTGTATGGATCATTCAGCCATTTCAAGATTTGTTTCTTTGTCTTCGGTTTCATTCCAGAACCTGTGATTCGGCGGGTTGTTTCAAAAACATCCTGCCACCATTCGATCTCATGTTCTGAAGGATGCTCTGTACCAAGATCCGCGCACCACCAATCAGGGAAGCCTTGCAACCATGCGCATTCCTCTGGCGTTAATCTCCGTACCGCATATCTCGGTTCTTCCACGCAACGCACAGGAACGAGCATGTCGTTGGACGCATCCTGCCCGTTGAACCCGCCGGGTGCGCGCCGGGTGAAATCGTATCGCAAACGCGCTGGTACGGCTCCACTACATACTTGCTGTCCTCCACCTGTTGGTTCTGCGGGAATTTGTAATCGCTCGCGCAGAGGCAGCCGACCCGATCGGGATAGCACACGGCATCCAGTTCCCAGACATACGTCGGCGTAGGGCCACTTGCCGTCCGCAGGCGCAGGCACCTCGGTTCCCGGCGCGACGATGCCGACGATCGCGTCGAGCACCGCTTTGAAGTCTTGTCCTGCATTGCTGCTGAATGCGCCGGGGACATTTTCCCAGACGATGTATTTTGGATTTGCTCCATTCGTTGTTTCCCTCATTTGCCGCACGATTCGGATCGCTTCGTGAAACAGGCCGGACTGCGAACCCGACAATCCCGCGCGCTTTCCCGCAACCGACAGGTCGGTGCAGGGCGAGCCAAACGTGATGATATCGACCGGCTCAATCAGCGCGCCGTCGATGCGCGACACATCGCCCAGATGCTGGATGAACGGCATCCGCTTTGTCGTGACACAGATCGGGAACGGTTCGATCTCCGCCGCCCATACGGGGCGAATGCCGCAAAGCAGGCCGCCGAGTGGAAATCCGCCGCTGCCGTCGAACAAGCTGCCAAGCGTCAGTTTACGCATCGGCAACCTCTGCATATACCGTTTCCACACCATTCCGAATCAGAAAAACATCCTTCGGTGTCCCAATCTGCTCAATATACCGCTTCACGATCACATCGCAGTACTTCTCGTCCAGTTCAATCATGCGGCAGACGCGATCGGTCTGATCACAAGCGATCAGGGTACTGCCGCTGCCGCCGAACGGATCTAGTACAACGCAATTTGCCATGCTAGAGTTCAGAATCGGAT